CTTACCGACCACAGAGCAACTGAGATATAAGTTGTTCAAGGCAATTGAGGAAAACGGTGGGGTTGAGTGTGAACAATACCCAGACTTATACATTCCACCAGACGGCCTCGAGCCAGCAACCGTTGGTAACGAATACAAATTCTTGAAGCAAGTTTGTGGACGGTGCCCTGTAAAGGACATGTGCGCCGAGTATGCAGTTTCTTTCATCCCAGACCACGGGATTTGGGGAGGCATGACACCAACTGAGATCAAGACCATAGGGAGAAAGAGATATCCAAATGCTAGAAGACCGGGACGTGATTTCCTTGGTGAGTGGATTACTACGCATCGAAACACAACGAGACAAGCAGAAGAAAGTTGGGGCGAGCCAGATTTCGGACCCCTGCACATACCATCTAGCGAAGGCTCTCGTAGGAGATACACAGGGCGAGACTAAGTATTGGCTCGGAGGTAAGATTGGCACCGCAGTGCACATGCTTATCGAAGACTCAATCGAGAAGGCTGACTTGTCGGACTTCCCGATGCTCGAAGGGGCACTAGTCGAAAAGAAGATTCACCTTGGTCATTTAGATGGCTACGGAGATATCAATAGCAAGCCAGACCTTGCATTGGTAAAAGAGAATCATCTAATAGACTGGAAGACTTCGACTAGGGACAAGACTCGGAAGATTGCAAAACTTCTCGAGCCACCACTGTCGATCAACGGCGAAGAGGTAACTCGGAAGCCTGACACTAAAACTGAATACACGCTACAAAAGTATGTTGCTCAGACCCAGCTTTACGCATGGGGATTGAACAACGAAGGTATCAAGATCGATAGGATAAGCCTTGTGTTTATCAATCGTGACGGCACTATGGAAACAGACATCTTTCCCTATAGCTTCGACTACTCGGAAGAGCTCGCACTTGCAGTTTGGACACGCCTAAAAAACTTGTGGACAAATTTGCAAAAAGGAGTAGAGTTAGAACAGCTAGAGAAGAGCGAAGACTGTTTCAAGTGTTCAATGAATATTTAGCACAACAGATATAAGGAGAATAATATGTCGGACACTAAGTTCCCAGAACTGGCGTTCGCTAAGTTCATCAAGAAGGCAGAGGCACTCAATGTGCCAAAGTCCGTATTGATTTACGGCGACCCAAAGAACGGTAAGACTTGGCTTGCTGCTTCCGCTTCAGAGCTAGAGCAGTTCTCTCCAGTTCTTCTAGTCGATGTTGAGGGTGGCGCATCTGCCATCGCTCGTGACTGGAAGAATGTGGATGTAATTCAGGTGGACAACCACGCACAGCTAGATTCTGTGCTGGAAGGACTTCTGAACACCGAGCACAAATACAAGACTGTTATTATCGACACCCTAGGTGTTGCTATGGACAGAGCAGAAAAGACCTTCGAGGACAAGCCAGAGAACCGTAACAACCGTTTCGGTAAGTGGGGCGACCTCAAGGAGTGGGCTAACCAGACTGTTAGGAAGATGCACCACGCACCATTCCTAGCAATCTTTATTGCTCACGCACAGGATGAAAAGGATGAGCAGACTGGAGCGGTGAAGACCATCCCTATGCTATCTGGATCGACAAGGAATACCCTTCCTGCAATCCCAGACATCATTGGTTACATGACCAGTGAGCGTAACGAGGATGTTACTAAGCGAGTCATTCACCTTCAGGGGTCTGACCGACTAGTATCGGGTAACCGCTTCGGCTTGCCATCTAAGATGTATGAGCCAAGCTTCAAGAAGATAATCGACACAATCAACAAGATAGGAGAAGCTAAGAAATGAGCTTTACCATTACAGTCCCATCGGACTTCGCACCATCCGCAGGTCTAGGACCTAGCGAGCCAATCCCTGCTGGAAACTACGATGCCTTGCTGTTTGAAATCAAGGCAGAGGAAGTAAAGTCAGGACCAAACGCTGGAAAGCCACGCTGGAACATCCAGTTCAAGATCGATGGTGGACAGCACGACAACCGCCGTGTCTTCAGCTACATCCCAATGTATGTTGCTGGTGACTTCTGGAAGTTCGAGAACTTCTTCTCGTCTCTAGGTTTTGAGGTAAAGGGCCAGTTCTCGGTCCCAGAGATCAAGGACCTACTGGGCAAGAAGATTGGTGTCCGAGTCAAGGTTCGTGAGGCAGAGGGTGCATACCCAGCCTCGAACGAGGTATCGGGCTTCAACAAGTCATCAACTAGTGCAGATGCTCTAGCATCAGTTGGTGCAAAAGAAGTTTGGGCTGAGTAAGTCTGAACGGGCAGGAGGGGTGCGTCTCCTTAACAACGCACAACAAGTCCCTGCTGGTGCTGCTCTCTTTCTCTCCTTTTCTCCGGCTGGTATTCAGGTTCGATTCCTGAAGGGGACACGAGCCAAGTGGCTTAGCTGGTTTACTCAACTATTCCAACTAGACACTTCGATTACGTCTTCGGTCATTTGGCTCAACTTTTGGAGAAAGGTAAAGCAGTTGGAGAAAAGAGACTTCCTAGAAGGGGTTCTAGGAGAAGCCGCAGGTTATGCGACTATCGTTACTAAGGATGCTTGGGGTAACCCAACCGTCCAGAAGTTCTTTAGTTACCCTGACGAGCTAGATGAAATGGTGCAGTGGTCCGAGGCGAATGAGAGCTCGGACGTTTACTTCTCACCGATTCTTTTTTATGAAGAGCGCCGTATCCGCGAGAACGCTAAGTCCGTTCAGGCCGTTTATGCAGATGCCGACACCTGCGACCCAAGCAACTTCAGGACACCACCTAGCATTAGTGTGGAGACTTCTGAAGGTCGCTGGCACACCTACTGGATTCTTGACAAGGCTTATGAGC